TTGGGGGTTGCGGAAGTCAAGGCTCGCGGAAAGCTCGAAGAGTTATTGGCTACGCAAAAGAAGAATGGCTGAGAACAACGCTTGGCCACCTCGCTGGCTGACTGAAGTTCCAGCGGATGACATCGCAAGAGGCGATGGCGAGATTTATTCTGCATTTGCCGAGGCCGTTTGCCGTGTCACCAAAGACTCAGTGGCATCGCCCGCTGGCAAGTTGATTGAACTCAGGTCTTGGCAGAAAGAATTGTTGAACCACATTCTCGCCCGAAATGAGAATGGTCGCTTTAGACATAGAACTGCTCTTGTCGGTATGGCACGCAAGAATGGAAAGTCTGCCTTGGCAGCCTCGATGGGTCTTGCTGGTTTAACTCTTGGCGGCAACGGATCAGAAATCTATTCGTGCGCTGCTGACAAAGAACAGGCTCGCATTGTGTTTGGCACTGCCAAGCGAATGATTGAACTTGATGAAGAACTCTCTGCGATGTTCACGCTTTACCGCGATGCCATTGAGTTCAAAGACAAAGGCTCGGTCTATCGAGTGCTTTCGGCTGAGGCGTTCTCCAAAGAAGGTTTGAACCCTTCGCCACTTGTTATCTTTGATGAGGTTCACGCGCAACCTTCTTGGGATTTGTGGAACACACTTTCTCTTGCAGGCGGTGCGCGTGCGGATTCACTCTTGCTCGGTATCACAACCGCTGGTGTGAAAACGCAGAGCAACGGCCAAGATTCACTTTGTTATTCGCTCTATCAATACGGGCAGCGCATTGTGAAGGGTGAAGTCACAGACCCATCGTTCTTCTTTGCCTGGTGGGAAGCGCACAAACCCGAAGGCGACCACCGCGATTCAAAGATGTGGGAAGAAGCAAACCCGGGCTTTGGCGATATTGTTGATGAAGAAGATTTTAAGTCTGCCGTTCTTCGCACACCCGAAGCTGAGTTTCGCACCAAGCGAATCAACACCTTCGTTTCAACCTCGGTGGCGTGGCTACCAACAGGGGCTTGGGAAGCGCTTGAAGATAAAGAGCGTGAACCTGAACGCGGTGAAGAAGTAATCCTTGCCTTTGACGGTGCGTTCTCTAATGACTCAACCGCTTTGGTGGCTTGGCTACTAGGTGGCGAGAAGCCTCACTTAATGATTGTCGGATTGTGGGAACGCCCACACGATGCAGAGCAAGGTTGGCACACGCCAATTGCTGAGGTCGAGCAAACAATCATTAACGCCTGCCGTGATGGTCGCTTCAGTGTGCGCGAGATTGTCTTTGACCCTGCTCGCTGGAATAGAACAATGATGGTGCTGGATGAAGAAGGCTTGCCAGTTGTCTCTTATCCAAACTCGGCAGATCGTATGACACCAGCAACACAAAAGTTTTATGAGGCAGTAGTCAATCAATCCTTCACACACGATGGAGATGAAAGACTTGCTCGCCACATTGCCAACTGCGTAACCAAGCAATCATCGCGTGGAGTGATGGTTTCAAAAGCAACAAGCAAGCGCAAGATTGATGCTGCCGTTGCTTCAATCTTTGGTTATGACAGAGCCACACAACCAGCCGAACCGCCAAAGCCAGTCACGCGGTTCTTTACAATCTAAGGGATGGACAGATGAAGCTGAAGTTTTCAAAGTTTGACCTTGCTTTATTTGCTGAAATCTCAGGCGTTGCACTTGTCACCTACGGCATCTCAGCGTTTTCATTTCCAGTTGCGTGCATCGTTCTTGGTGCGTTTTTAATTTGGGTTACAGAAAAGGCTGAATAATGAGTTTATCTAAGCGACTACGCACAACAGAAAAGCGCTCAGTGGGAGATGCCTGGTATCAGCGCCTCATCCCTGCCCGCCCTGATTCTCAGGTGACGGCAGGTGTGTTGGTTGATCCTGATACTTCAATGCGCCTTTCGACTGTGTACGCCTGCGTTCGCCTTCGTTCAGGCACAATCTCATCTTTGCCTTTTGGCGCTTATGTGCGCCGAGGTCGCGTGCGCTTGGCTTACGCGGCAGTTTACGGATCAACACCCGCCTGGATTAACAAGCCAAACCCTGAGCAGACACGCCTTGAGTTCTTTGAGCAACTAATTACTTCAATGGACTTGCGCGGTGACGGTTTCGTTCTTCTCATCCGTGATGAGGTTGGAGAAGTCATTGAAACTTATGTGCTACATCCTGACAAGATAAAGATTATCCGCCGACCTGGTGAGCCAGTCTTTTATGAGTACCGCAATCACGGTAGCGATGTGCCTACACTTTTGACGGCAGATGAGATTCTCCATATCCCTGCCTTCTTACTTCCTGGCGCGATTCGTGGAATGTCACCAATCACCGCTTGCAATATGGTAATCGGTGGCGCTCTCGCTGCTGATACATACGCAACTTCATACTTTGCCAACTCTGCAAATCCTGGTGGCGTAATCGAAACGCCTGCCGATATGACAGATGAGCAGACTGAGGATTTGGTTCGCAATTGGAACGCTGCTCACGCAGGCCCATACCAGGCTGGCAAGGTTGGCGTAATTACAGGCGGTGGAACTTTCCGCCCACTTTCAATCAACGCATCCGATGCCCAGTTGCTTGAGGCACGCAAGTTTGGCGTTGAAGAGATTGCCCGAATTTTTAATGTGCCGATCTCACTTCTCGGCCACCCAGTAGCGGGAGCAATGAGCTTTGCATCTGTTGAAGCACAAAACCTTTCATTCGTGCAGCACTCACTTCGCCCACTCTTGGAGCGAATCGAGCAAGCGTTCTCAACAATCTTGCCTGAGCAAGACGGCTTCGTTCGCTTCAATCTTGATGCCCTACTTCGTGGCACAACAATTGAACGCTTTGATGCTTACACCAAGGGCTTGCGCGAAGGCTTTATGAGCCTGAACGATGTTCGTGCGATGGAAGATATGTCACCAATTCAAGACGGCGACCAGTTCCGCGTGCCACTTCAAAACATTGATGCTGGCGATGCGAAGGATGTTGGACTTCAACTGCGTACAGAAATCGCTGCCAAGTTGGTACAGGTCGGTTTCGATCCCGCTGAGGTTCTCAAGGTTGTCGGCATTGACCCAATGAAGCACACAGGTTTGCCATCAACACAGTTGCAGCAAATCTCAACCATTGACCCTGTAAACCCACAGTCAGCCTATGAAGTGAACTCTCGCTCATTCGTTGATGTGAATGTTCCCGATACAATCGTGAATGTTCCTGAAACTCGCGTAAATGTTGAAGCGCCTGAAGTAACAGTTGAAGCGCCGAATGTCACAGTCGAGCCAACAGTTGTGAACATTACAAATGTTGAGCAGCGCAAGCGCGTTGTTCGCAAGGTGGTTCGTGATGAGAACAATCGCATCTCAGAAATCATTGAGCAGACAATCGAAGAAGGCGATGAATAATGGCAACAGGTCTTTCAACTTACCTCGCCAACGCTTTCCTTGATAGCCTCGGCAACGCAACCGCTTTCTCGGTAACAAATGTCTATGTGAAACTTCATACGGCAGACCCTGGTTCGGCTGGAACTGCAAACCCTGCGACTGAAACAACTCGCAAGGCAGCAACTTTCGGATCAGCAACGGCAGGCGGGCTTTCTAGCGATGCTGCTATCACTTGGACAAACATTGCTGGATCAGAGGATGCGACCTACTTCACCGCCTGGGATGCCAGCACAAGCGGCAACTTCCTCTTCTCAGGAACTATCACGGGCAATCCTTACACCGCTGGCGATACCTACACCATCGCTTCAGGGGCGCTTACAGTCTCTCTCACCGTAGCGAGCTAAAAGTGAGTTTCCTGCGCTTTGCGTTGGATGTTTCACCGCTAGATGACACAGGCTACGGACTAGACGGCGAAGGCTTCGCCTTCACCTCAAACGGCGTTGGCAGCGCACCACTTGGCGGGCTACAAAGCACCGCCACAGGGCTTCCAGAGCCTATTGTGGGCGCGAACGCACCTCTTGGGGGTAGTCACTCTACCGCCAACGCCATCGTGTCTGTAATCGCCACAGGTGGCTCGCAATTGGGTGGTCTGACTGGTCAGATGACGGCCAATGGCACTGTGACAGTTTCAGCCAATGCCAACCTTGGCGGATTAACGGCAGCAGTTGGGCGCGAAGAAATCCCCGCTGGATCATTCGGCGGTGGGTTGGCTTTCGTTCAACCGAACTTTGTGCAGCCTGAAGTTGTGCAAGAAGTCGCACCAGTTCCAAATCAAATCATAAGTTTTGCAAGCGCTCGACTAGGAAGGGCATTTGCAAGTGCAACATCTCAGATTGATTTCTCCATCAATGAAGACGATGCAGAAATTCTGCTCTTAGTTTAGGAATCAGATGCCATACGGAATCAGCGACAGTCAAGGCGATTGCTCAGGTTGGGCAACAGTCAAGGAAGAATCAGACGGTTCTTTCACAACTATTGGTTGCCACGAAACAAAACAAGATGCCATTGACCAAATGGTTGCCGTTTCAGTCGCTGAAGATATGCAACCGCTTGGCGAAGTCAGAGCAGTTGATTTAAGTGTTCCATCATTTATCCAGGCAAATGCAGAGCGCGGGTTGAAGTACCTGCGTGAAGGCTATGGCGGAGATGGTTTAACCGAAGGCACAAAACGCGAAGCGCGTGAACTTGCCGCTGGTCGAGTAACAGAAAATAAAGTCAGAAAAATGGCTGCTTGGTTTGCCCGTCACAAAGTTGATGGTCAGGCAGCAAAGAACAATGATCCATCCGATCCCCAATATCCCGGCGCAGGTCTAGTCGCTTGGCTTTTATGGGGTGGAGATTCCAACTTCAGCGACAGAGCGCAAAATTGGGCGCAGCGCAAAATTGATGCCTTAGATGCTGAGGCCGATTCAAGGAGCAAAATGAAAAAAATCGAACGCCGTACATACACAGTGCGCGACATTGAAACCCGTCAAGCTGAAGATGGCACAATGCGCCTCTCAGGTTATGCAGCAGTTTTCAATGAT